GCTCACGCTCCTGCAGGCGAACATCCAGGGCTACCAGACCTTCGCGCAGAGCATCGACGCGGCCGACAAGGAGATCGTCCTCACTATCAACGGTCAGACGCCGACGACCGAAGGTGGCCCTGGATTCCAGAACACGGCGGTGCACGCCAAGATTCGGTCGGACCTCATCCAGTCGGACGCCAACGGGATGTCCGCGATGCTCAACGAGCAGTGCATCCCGGTCTGGGCCAACGAGCGATACGGCTGGGGCTCTGTACCTTCGAGCCCGAGGGTTCGTTGGGACACGACCCCGCCGAAGGATCGGAAGGCCGAGGCTGACGCGGCCAACACGGCGGCCCAGGCGATCAAGGGTTGGAACGAGGCGCTCGCCGCGACGGGGACGGGAAAGGTCGTCGACGCCGTGCTCCTCGCGCAGACGTATGGGATTCCGCTCCGCGACGGGGTGTTTAGCCCGCCAGCGAATAATTAGGACCCTTATGCCATTCGCGGGGTATGCCCCGTAAGCTGCGAAAGCTCGCACTGACAATTCCCCAGGAAGGGGAATTGGTCGAGCGCGCTTCGCCAGGGGAAGCGCCGTCTGCATTCCGCATCTGGGCGGCCGGTCCGAACGTCTGCGACGACGAGACGGTCTACTTCACCGAGAAGTCGGCGCAGCTGCTCATGGATGAGCAGACCGCGCGCGGTCGGCTCTACTCGTTCGACTTCGATCACCTGAGCATCCAGACGGACCGTCCCGCCGAATCCGGACGCGCCGCAGGCTGGCACTCGCTCGCGGTCCGCAAGGACGCGGAAGGCAAGTCGGAGCTCTGGGCAGTCGGCATTCAGTGGTGCGGCGACGTGAAGGCGGGGCTCGAGGCCCAGCCTCCGCTCTGGCGCTACTTCTCGCCCGCGTTCTTCACGGACGCGGACGGGCAAGTCACTTCCTACATCAACTGCGCTGTCTGCGTGAACCCGCTGACTCACCAATTGCCGTCACTCGCGAACATCCGAGCGGCGGCGCAAACCGGAGTGAAGAGCATGGACAAGAAGGCGTTGCTCGCCGCCCTCGCGACCCTCGCGTCGAACGATTCGACCGAGGATCAGAAGAAGGAGGCTGCGGCGGCGCTCGCGGCTCACTTCGATGCCGAGGACGGTGAAGAGAAGAAGGACGACGAGCAGGAAGAGAAGTCGTCCGAGTCCGACGAGCAGAAGGACGAGGAAGAGAAGAAGGAAGAGGCGAAGGCCGCGACCGTCTCTCTCGCCAAAGAGAACCAGAAGCTCAAGGCCCGCATGGACGCCTTTGAGACCAAGGAATCCATCGCGGCTCGTCCCGATCTCTCTCCGGCCGTCGCCAAGTGGCTCTCGACTCAGCCCCTCGCGACGGTGAAGTCGTTCCTCTCGGAGACGCCCAAGGGCTCTGAGCGGCCGAACAAGATCACGCAGGGCAAGGGCAAGGACGACGAGGCCGGCAAGGACGAGAAGTTCGCCGACCTCGACGCCGCGATGGGCATGCGCCGTAAGAGCGCTGGCCCCGTCGGCATCGGAGCGCCGGTCGCCGGCATCCGTCGCCTGAACATCGACACCGCCGCCAAGAAGGAGGCCTGACATGATCACGTCAGCAGGGCGTTTCGGAAAGGTCCGCCAGGGCGGATATGTCACGTTCCCCGTGGCCGCTGGAGCCGTGATCCGTGGCGGATTCATGGTGGCGACCGACGCGGACGGCTTCGCTGTCGAGGCATCGGCGGACGACACGCTCATCGTCTGGGGCCGCGCGGCGGACTCGGTCGACAACACGGGCGGCTCCGACGGCGCGCGGGAGATATCGGTCGAGCTCTCTTGCGGACAGAAGGACTTCCTCTTCGTCAACGGCTCGAGCTCGGTCGGTGGCGATGACGTCGGCAAGGACTGCTACGTCGTCGATTCGCAGACGGTTTCGATGACCAGCACGGACACGTGCGTAGCCGGAACCGTCATGGGCATCGCCGGGGCCACTGGCGTCTGGATCCGCTTCAAGCACTGAGCCCGGAGGATTACGACAATGGCACTTTGGTCACCTGAGCACGTACTTCGGGCGGAAGACAACCTCTCGAAGGTCTTCAACGACGACTTCCAGAATGCCCGTGAGAACACGTGGCACAAGGACGTCTGCGCAGAGCGCACTGGTCTCGGCATCAACGAGGACCTCCAGATGCTCCAGTCGAGCCTCACGATCGAGAAGCTGCCGAACGGCACGATGGTCTACGCGGACCTCAAGTCGATCGGCCACCGGCTCGAGCACGAGGACTGGGGCGTGGGCTTCAAGATCACGCGCGCGCAATTCCACTTCGACCAGTTCGGCAAGGCGAGTGAAGCTGCCGCCCAGCTCGGCGACCTCGCGGCTCTGCACCCGCAGGTCATGACGCTGCAGCTCATCAAGGACGGCGCCACGAAGGGTTCCTACGACAAGGTCCCGTTCTGGTCGGCCGACCACCCGGTCAACGGAGTCGACAACTCCAACGGCGTCTTCTCGAACAACAACACGGGCTCGACGCTCTCGCCTGAGACCTTCGCTGTGCGCGTTGCGGCGATGGAGTCGCGCGTGATGATCAACGGCATTAGCCGCAACCTTCGCGTGACGCACCTCCTCCACTCCCCCGAGCTGAAGAAGACGGCGCTCGAGGTCACGGGCGCGAAGTTCTTGGGTGCGGCGTCCGGCGGAACGAATGACAACGTTCTCAGCTCGTACGGCGTGAAGCCCCTCAACGTCCCTGGGCTCGCGCCCAAGGAGTGGATCCTCGTCGCTCAGACGTCGGGACCGATGGGGCGCCCCTTCATCTACAGCCGCGCGATCGACTTCGGTCTCAACTCGTACGACGGCGTCACCCAGGCGGAGCTGAACCGCCTCAATGAGCTGGAGTACCAGCTCCGCGGTCTCGTCGCGGCGCAGTACAGCCACCCGTACCTCGTCGACCGGAACGTCGGAGCGTGAGCGTCGTCATCCACTGACGCCGTCTCTCGGCTTCACCTGAAGGCCACCCTTCCGTTCGTGGGGTGGCCTTCTCCGTATGTGCCTTAGTTTTCTTGTGACGGGCCATCTTTGATGACCCAATACGTCGACCGCGATTACCTGAAGATCGTCGGGAACGTCCCGCCGGAGGTGCTCGACCAATTCGAGGCGCAATACCCCGGGCGAATAGATGCCGTCATTGAGGCTGTCTGTCGAGTCGTCGACGGGCGCCTCGCCAAGCGGTACGCGACGCCGTTCGAGCACACGGCGAAGAAACCCGCTCCGGAAGCAATCCGGATGCACGTGGCGGCGCTCGTCAGTCACCAGCTCCGGATCATGATTGGGTTCGACCCGGGTTCGCAGCAGGACCAGCTTCTCGTCGCGGCCAAGGACGAAGCGTGGGCGTACATCAAGGAAGCGGCCGACTCGAAGGAAGGGCTCGTGGAGCTCCCACTCAGGGAGCCGCTTCCCGGTGAGAAGGACAAGAGCGGCGTCAAGAAGGGCGGCCCGCTCTCGTCATCAAACGCGTCCCCGTACGCATGGGCCGACCAGCAGAGACAACGCGTTCGGAGGTCTCGGTGAACGGCGAGTTCGACGCCGCGCCGATGCTCGTCGCTTTCGCGAGCCTCTTCGTGCTCATCGCATGGCTCGCCGGAGGGTGCGGCTGATGGCTGACAACTCGTCCGCGTACGCCGAGCTCGATGCGATGATCGCCGCGATCCGTCGGCTCAAGGACGCCCCGCAACAGGTGGCGAAGGAGGCCGCGCCGCTCATCGAGGCGGCCGTGCGTCAGCGCGTGGCTTCCGGCATCGACGCGGACGGCAAGGCGTGGGCGAGCAAGAAGGACGGCTCGAAGGCTCTGGTCGGCGTCAAGAAGGACATCTCCGTCACGGCCACGGGTGGGCTCATCGTCGTGAAGCTCACGGGCAACGCCGCGTGGCACCAGCGCTCGAGAGGGAGAACTGACTCACGGCCACAGAGGAAGATCCTCCCGGATGCCGGAGCCAAGATCCCCGACGAGATCGCCCAGGCGTTGGTGACAGCGGGGAACCGCGTCCTAGCTCGGATGCTCGGAGGGCGCTGAGCGATGGCCCTCACGGTTCAGAGCGGCGTTTCCGCGTTCGTGGAGCGCGTGCAGGCGTTCCTCACCGGTCACGGGGTTGATGCCTCCGTCCGCCTTGGATGGGTTGAGCGTCCCAAGCAGATCAACCAAGGCCCCGGTACGGCGAACCGGATCGTCATCATGCCGAGCGACGGCGCGAAGGGCGGCAAGCTCGGCCCTCCGCTCGGAGCTGGCGTCCGCCCGATCAAAAACGCCGCTGGCCAGACGATCGCCATGCACCAGCCGATCGCATCGTGGACGCAGGAGTTCACGGCGTACGTGTGGGGCGTAGATTCGACGCAGAGCAAGGAGAACGACGGCGCTCAAATTGAGCCGACCATCCTCCTCGGCATCTGGGCTCTTCGCGGCATCCGCGTGGCCGGGCAAGCTGACGTAGTGCTTGGCAGCACCGACTGGACGAAGCCGGGGGTGCAGCTCCAGTACGGCCGGGAACTGGCCATCCACTTCACGCTTCGCACTCCCGTCTACGACGTTCCGGAAGAGGTCGTCGTGGTGAGGCCGGGGCCCATCAACCGGACCCTGAAGTGACGGAGCGCTAGTCCTTTATTCGGGATTCGGGATCGATGATCCCGAACGTCTCCTTCACCCGCGACGACGGCAACACCGGCGTCGTCAACCCGTCGGCGCAGGGGATCTTTGCCCTTGTGGCTCCCAGCGAGAAGGGGCCCCTGAAGCCCGCCTCGTTCGCCCGCGTCGAGGACATCCTCGCGACATATGGGCACGGCAAGCTGGTCGAGGCTGCCGCTCTGCACATGACCTCGGGCAGGCCGGTCATCTGCGTTCGGGCGACGGCCAGCACGGACGGCGCCTACAGCTCCTTCACGACGTCGAGCGGTGGAACGGCCACGCCAGCCGCGGGAAGCACGGAACCCCTCGACGACTTCGCGGTCCTCATCGAGTTTCCGGTCGGTGGAACGCTCGGAACGGCCGGCATCCAGTACCGCTACAGCCTCGACAACGGGAAGACGAAGTCGAAGCTCCTAGCGCTGGGAACGGCCCTCGACATCGTGATCCCCGACACCGGGATCACCGTCACGCTCGGCACGGCGACCCAGACGATCACGGCGGGCCGGACGACCCGGTTCTCGACAACGGGGCCGCAGCTCACCGCGTCGGATCTTGATGCGCCGTTCCTGTCGCTCAAGGAGACCACGCTCGCCTTCGAGGCCGTCGAAGTCATCACCGACGCCGACGAGGACCACATCGATGCATCGGTCCTCTGGACGCTCGAATGCGAGGCCGTTGGCAAGTTCGTTCGCGTCCTGCTGAACGCGCGGAAGCGTGCGGATGACGAGACCCCGGCGGACTACCAGGAAGACCTCGCCGCCATCCGTGCGGCGTGTTCGCCGAACTATCGCGTCGACGTTGGTGCCGACGGCGCGAACGTCGTCAGCCCGATCAGGAAGATCCGCCAGTTCCGTCCGACGGCGCTCCTCTTCGGTGCCCGTGTGGCCCGGGTCGGTCTCTCTGTGGATGCCGCCGCAGTGGCCGATGGGCCGCTCGCCGGGGCGTCGATCGTCGACTCCCAGGGCAACCCCGAGCGGCACGACGAGAGCCGGAACCCCGGTCTCGATGACCTCGGGTTCATCACGCTTCGGAGCATCAACCGCATGGCGGGGTGCTTCATCACGAACCCTAAGTGCTTCGGCCCGGAAGGGTCGGACCGTGTCTACGACCAGCACGTTCGCGTCGAGAACCGCGCGCTCGAGATCGTCCTCGACACGCTGACAACCCAGCTGAGCCAGCCCATCCGCAAGAAGCCGGAGCCTGGCCCGAACGGCGAAATCTACGCGAACGAGGAGGACCTGATGGTCCTCGAGGGGATCGTCCAGACCGCCGTGCTGGCCGAGCTGGCCCCGCACGTGAGCGCCATCCAGTTCCGCCTTTCGCGGACGGACGATTTGGGCGCCAACACCGGCGCCAAGATCACCGGCTTCCTCGACATCGTCGCTCTTTCTTACGCCAAGCAGTTCGGCGTCACGTCTCGATTCGTTCGGACCATCACCGCTCAGGCGGCGTGAGGAGTTTGCATCATGGTGCCTGATCTCGTTCTCCTGAACGGCACGCCATTCTCGTACCACTCGGTCTCGCTGCGGTACGACAACATCCCGCTTGAGGGCTTCCTCGGTTTCGACTGGGAAGAGGGCCGAGAGCGAGCCATCGTCTACGCCGGTAAGCGGAGCGGAGTTCCGATCGGGCGGACGGCGGGCAAGGTCGTCTACGCGCCGATGAACCTGAAGCTCCTTGAGTCGAGCGCGAACACGTTCCTCGACTACCTGACCCTCAAGGGCCTCGGGAGTTGGACCACGGCGGAGTTCACCTTGACCCTCTCGAGGGTTGAGCGGGACGCGCCGCCCATCGTGACCATCTTCGGCCGCTGCACGGCGGACAAGAAGAAGAACTCGTACGCCGAGGGCGTCGAGGCAAGCGCGGTCGACTTCACCCTTTCGACTCTCAGCATCGTCGAGAACGGCCGCACGGCCGCCAGCCTGATCAGGAGCATCGGATGAGCGAGCAGAAGCCTGAAGTGGAACTCTCGGAAGAGGAGCTTCTCGCCAACGCCGAGAAGCGTGCGGCCGAGCGGGCGAAGAAGGCCAAGGCCGCGCAGCTCGAACGGCTCCGTCTCGTGGAGAAGTTCGAGAACTCGCATGGCCCGGAGAACGAGAAGTTCCGTGTCATCGACTGCACGGTCCACGGTGAGGGCTACGTCGTCGTTGCTCTCATCCCCGGTGCCGACATCCTGCAGAAGCGCTTTGCAGCGGTGAGCCGCGAGCACGAGAACGACAAGAAGTGGGACGACACGGTGGCCGTCACGGACTTCGTCACCCCGTTCGTTCAGCATCCAGGCAAGCAGGCGTGGACAGATCTCATCACTCGTAGGCCTGCGATCCTTCAGCGTGCGTTCGCGGCCGTTGCGCTCCTCCTCGGAGCCAAGCAAGAGGCGCGACTGGGGGAATAAGCAGCCGAGCGAAGGCGGCATACAGGTCCACGTGGATCGCGGGAGAGAGCCTCTACGCGTTCGCGCACCCTGACCCGGACGAACCTTCGCACGAGATATCGGCCAGGGCAGGAGCGATCGTCCTGGCGAGGATGGCTCACGACATCCGAGACATCCGAGAGCTGATGGTCGCGTGGTTCGAGGCGATGGCGAAGTCCAATGGCAAGTAACGCGCCCGATACCAAGTGGTCCTTCGGGATCGACAACAGCATCTCCGAGCCCTCGGAGGAGATGGTCTCGTCGCTCGAAGATTTCCGCAAGGAGATGGAGGAGAACGAGCGGACCATCCAGGCGTACCGAAAGAGCCTGGGGTCCCTTCGGGGAAACTCGGAGGAGGTCAAGAGTCTCAAGCAGCAGATCACTGGGAAGATGAACTCGCTCCGTGAGTCGATCTCGCGGAGCAACATCGCGCTGCTGAAGCAAGGGACGAGCTACGCGCAGCTCACCGAGAAGGCGAAGAAGCTCGCCCAGGCCCAAGACCAGCTCCGGACGAATCGACTGAACGCCCTGGGATCTGCGGTCGACAAGATCGGCGGGCCCGTCGCCAACCTCAAGAACCAGTTCGGAGGCTTCGCAGACCTGCTCCGCGGTGCTGGCGGCGGGATGGGCTACGCCACCCTGGCCGCTGTGGGGCTCGCTGCAGCCATCGTTGCCGTCACGGCCGCCGTGGTCGTCGGGGCCGTCGCGCTCGGCAAGTGGATCGTCACGAACGCGAACGCAGCGCGGTCTACGGGGCTCGTGCGGGAGGCGCTCACGGGCTCCGCTCAGGATGCCCGTCACCTCACCCAGCACATCAACAACCTGACCCGTCAGGTTCCGCTCGCGGATTCGGCGATCCACGACATGGCCGCATCCCTCTTGAAGGGAGGGATTCACGGCAAGACGTTCGTCTCAACCCTCGAGGCGATGAGCCAAGCGGCCGGCGCCCTTGGGGCAGACGGCGCGAAGAAGCTCGAAGAGTTCATCACCAGAGGGCGGCTCGCGCAGCGGCTTCAGATCAACCCGCAAGAGCTGATCGGCTCGGGGCTGAAGTTCGACGACATCGCCTCGGAGATATCGAGCTCGATGAAGGTCGGCATGAAGGAGGCGCGTCTTGCTCTCCTCGAAGGTCGAGTGCCGCTCGAAGCCGGAGCCGAGGCGCTCGCCCGTGCGACCAAGAAGAAGTTCGGCGACCTCAACGCGCGCAAGCTCCTCGGCTTCGATGAGCAGCTCGTCACGCTCAAGAGGAACCTGGGCGGGCTCACCTCGGACGTGAACATCGAGCCGCTCCTCAAGGGGCTCTCGTCCCTCATCGGACTGCTGGACGAAGGGAGCATGTCCGGTGCTGGCCTGAAGGTCCTCGTCACGACCTTCGGTAACGAGTTCGCGAGCGTACTGGGGGCACTCGCTCCACTCGCGGGTGGGTTCTTCAAGGGCATGGTCATCGCGGGACTCGACCTCGCGATCGGGTTCTTCAAGGTGAAGAACGCGCTCAAGAGCGCCTTCGGGGATTCGACGCTCCTCAAGAACGTGGACGCCATGACGTGGGCGGTTCTGGCGGGGAAGACGGCCGTGGGGATGCTCGTCACCGGAGTGGTGCTCGTCGGTGCGGTCCTCGCAGCGGCGGTGGCCCCGTTCGCGGCGTTCGGCGCCGCCATGCTGTGGCTGCAGCAGAAGACCGAGGACGTCACCAGGTTCTTCATGACCCTCGACTGGAAGGGCCTTGGATCGTCGATCGTCGATGGGCTCATCGGCGGCATCACGTCGAAGGGCAAGGCCCTCTGGGACACCGTCACGGGCCTCGGCGAGAACGTGAAGAAGGCGTTCAAGACCTCTCTCCAGATCGCGAGTCCGAGCAAGGCGTTCGCGCGGTACGCGGACGACACGGTCGATGGCTACGTCGACAACATCGAGAAGGGCACGCCCGCCGCTCAGAGGGCGGTTGACGAGATGGTCGGCCCACCCGCATTGCCGAGCGCGCAAGCGGCGGGCGCATCCTCTGGCGGAGGCCGAGCGCCCATCATCGTCGACGTAGGGGGCATCCACGTCCAGGGCGGCAACGGCTCGCCGCAGGAGATCGCGAAGGCGATCGAGGACTCCGCCATGGCGAAGATCATCAAGGCTCTCGAGACCGCGAGTCTCGGAGCCGGGATTCCGGTGACACCGTGAGCTTCCCCTACGCTGACTACATCCTCATCGGCACCGATCCGAGCCCTGGGAACGTCACGATCACGGCGCCCAACTCGCCTCGCAACTGGGACGAGCGGAAGGGGTATGGCTACTCGGGCGCGTCGCTCGTCTTCACGGGCAACGGGTTGGCCGTCTTCGATGGCGTCTTTCGCTTCTGGGACGAGGCGCATTCGGTGCTTTGGGATGCGTACGCCACGAGGCACTTCATGGCCCCTCAGCTCGGCCTAAAGGGCACTTCGATCGGCATCTACAACCCCGTCCTCGTCAAGCCGCCCCACAAGATCACCCAGGTCGTGGTGACGGACGTGAAGGGGTGGACCCAGGTGGATGATGGCCTCTGGGAAACCGTCGTGAGCTTCAAGGAGTTCCGCGCGCCCAAGCCCGCCCTCGTGAAGCCCACGCCGGGCATCCCCGCCGGCACCGTTCCGAAGCCCACGATCAAGGACGCTCAGGACGCCGAGATCGCCGCGAAGCTCGCTGAGCTGCAGAAGGTGATGGCGCCGTGACCACGATGCTCGTCAACGACCTGACGGCGCTCTCGGTGATGCTGACGATCCCGTCGTCGGGGTGTTGGGTTGCCGAGGTGGACGTGGATCCCAGCCTCGCGGGCGTCCTTCCGAGCGGGAAGGTCACCCTCAAGATTCAAGAGCAGATCCTCCCTTGCACCGTCGATCCGGCTGGAAGCGGGAAGTTCGGCGAGAAGGCCTCCTTGAGGCTGGTCGGCGGCTTCGGCTGGATGAAGCCCGTCCTAAAACGCGACTATCACAACCCGGCCGGCGTCCTCTCGAGCTCGGTCTTCTCGACGACCGCCGCGGAAGTCGGCGAACCACCTCCGGTCGACGCATCGCCGGAGGTTCTCCCGGCGCACTACGTCAGGGGTGCCGGCCCGGCGTCGCGCGTTCTCTCCGGGCGCTCTTGGTTCGTCGACTTGAAGGGCGTCACCCAGGTAGGGCCGCACATCCCGACGCCGGCCTCACCGGGCGTGACGATCGTCTCGTACGACCCGCTGACGCGGACGGTCCAGGCGGCCAGCGACGAGATCATCACGCCGGGAACCATCCTCACGGACGCTCGGTTCGGCGTCCTGCACGTCCGCGACGTCGAGCAGAGCTGGGGTGAGGGCGGAGCGCGCGCAACGCTCTTCTGCTCGACCGAGGCAGTGGACCCGAACCCGATGGGACGGCTCGCAAAGGCGGTTCAGGGGTTCGTGCGCGCCACCGTCCAACCGGAGTTCCTGCAGCTCCACAAGTACACGGTCGTCTCGCAGAAGCCGGACGGGAAGCTGATTCTGCAGTCGAAGGTCAAGGGCCCCGTCCCCGACGTCTTCCCGGTGTCCGTCTGGCCCGGCATGTCGGGCGTGCGCGCGAAGGTTCTGCCGAGCTCCACCGTGCTAGTCGCGTTCATCGACCATGAGCCCATCGTGGTTGGCTTCGACGACTCGACGCCGCTCGAGCTGTCGCTAGACGCGCTGAAGGTCTCCGTCGGGCTCGGGACGTTTCCGGTGCTCATGGCGACGCCAGCGTTCCTCCAGTGGATCACGGCCGTGACGACGGCGATCAACCTGCTCGCGCCCGGTTCGGCCACGCCTCCGGTGGACATGGCGAGCACCAAGCTGTTCGCCAGCTGATGCGATAACCCTCCATTGGCCTGGGTCCGTTGATGGACCTGGTCTGCTACGAGGACGTCGACCTCTTTGCCGCGGAGACCTCCGACGAGTGGGAGATCCTTGAGCAGGATCTCTATCACCGGCTCATCGAGGAGCCCGGCTCCAACCCGGACGATCCCGACAGGGGAGTCGGCATCTCCAACCTTCTCTCCGGCGTCGTCCGCCCGGAGCTGTTCGCCCGGCTCATCGAAGCCGACTTCCTGAAGGACGACAGAGTCGCGTCCTGTAAGGCCACCATCGCGCCCAGAGATAGCGCCGGGGCGTACGACATCGAGATCGTCGTCGGCGTCAACGAGGAGCGCCTCACGATGAACGTGACGGCCGACTCCGAGGGGGTCCGGCTGTCATGAACCCCATCGAGGATCTCATCCGGCCGTTGACCTCCGACGAGGTCTTGGAGCGGTTCCTTCAGATCCTGGAAGACGCCAAGGTTCCCGCCCGCTCGTGGCGGAAGGCCGGCGCGCTGCGGACGATCCTCCGCGTCGCGTCGATCGTGTACTCGGACTTCACGGTGTTGATGGCGGCCGCTATCCGCGGCGGCTTCCTCGACCTCGCCGAGGGCAACTGGCTCACGGCGCTCGCGAAGTACGTCTACGGCGTCGAGCGCAAGCCCGCGACGTTCGCGACCGGCAAGGTCCGGTTCAAGAACACGGGCGGCGGAAGCTTCGCGCCCGGCGACTACCCGGCAGGCTCCGTCCGCGTCTACTCGAGCGAGACCAAGAAGGCGTACCTGAACGCCGAGCCCCTCTCGCTCGGGGCCTTCGAGACGAAGCTCGTCGGGATCATCGCCGTCGAGCAAGGGGCCGATTCGGCGGCGGCTCCAGAGACGATCGATTCGCTCGAGACGCAGCTGCTCGGAGTCGAGGTCATCAACCCCGATGCCGCCATCGGCTCGGACGAGGAGAACGACGAGGATCTCCGGCAAGCCTGCCGGAACAAGCTCGCCAGCATCTCCGGCCTCGGGCCTCGCGGCGTCTACGAGTGGGCCGTTCGTCAGGCACGGAGGCCCGATGGGTCACCCACAAACATCAACCGCGTTGTTCCGTCGGAGGCATCGTCGACGAGCGAGGTCACGGTCTACCTCGCGAGTCCGTCGGGAGCTCCGCTCACGGTGGACCTCGATGCCGCCCGAGATTCTATCGAGGCCATCGCGCGTCCGGCCGGCGTACGCGTCTACGTCCTCCCGGCTACGGAGGTTGCCTACTCGAGGAGCCTCACCGTGTGGATGCGGCGAACTCAAGGAGTCGACGCGCAGAAGATCAAGAGCGACGTAGATGCGGCCCTCCGGGAGGAGATCCGGAAGTACAAGATCGGCGGGTATAAGAAGCCCCCGAGCAACCAGGGGAAGCTCTACTCGGACTTCATTACCGGGACGGCCAAGAGTGTCCACGCGAGCATCTTCGACGTTGATCTGAACGACGCGTCGGACCTCAACCTCGCTACGGGCGAGGTTGTCACTCTCGCCGTCACCACCGACGTGAGGATCGTCTGAGATGGCATCGGAGCGCAGGTTCCGCGACTCGGTCGAGCGGTACGCGCCCGTCTGGCTCCGTGATCGGCCGGGGGCGAACGTCGGCTACCGAGTCCTCTGGACACTTGCGGCCACGCTCGATGCTGCCGCGGACGTTCTCATCCAGGGCATGGTCGCCTCGTGGCCGGGCAGGGGGACGCCCACGGCGCTCACGCTCATCGGTTCGTCGCGAGGCATCATCCGCGCGCAAGACGAGTCGGACGCCGACTACGCCAAGAGGCTCCTCCGCTGGCTCGAGTACTGGGCGAGAGCGGGCTCGGAGGAGGCGATCGGCGTCGCGATCCACGAGTTCCTCCGTGGCCGTCCTCGCGTCCGTGTCGTGAACCGGCACGGCCAGTGGTTCGACGTTGCCGCCGATGGGACAACCTCGACGTACGAGGCTCCATGGGACTGGGACTCGGTCTCGAACCCGGAGCGGGCCAACTACGACTCCGACCTTTGGGTCATCGTCACGTCGCCTTCACCCGGCCAGTGGGCGCATGACAGCGCGTGGGGCGACAGGAGCTGGGGCGACGCTCCGATGGGCTTCGGGCACGACTGCCTGAGGGAAGAAGTCGACGCCGTGAAAGGGCTGCTCTCGCAGTGGAAGGGCAACCACAACCGGATCCGCGCGGTCATCTGGGCCGATGATGACGTGACGCCGGATGGAACATGGGGCCAGTGGGGAACGCGTGGAGCGTCGCGCGTTCCAGCGCGCCAAAGCACGTTCCGGTACTGGGAGCCCTGAGTCCGCAGTTCGATAGCCCTTCAGTGACGGCGCCTTGGCATGGGCCGTCAGTACGCCGGAGATCCGAACGCAACGTGGCCGGAGGACTACTACCTCCCGGACGACGGGGATTCGCTCGACGCCGCCTCGGTCAACGTCGCATTCGAGGCCCTCGGTGACCGCACATCTCGCCTGAAGGCCAAGAGCCCGAGGCTGAAGTCCGTTGGGTTCAACGGCGAAGGCGGGCTGTCGAAGTCGTGGGTCGTTCCCGCTCGATGCACCCTCGCGCTACTCCTCGGCTGCGGGGGCGGCGGTGGTGGCGGCGGTGGTGGCGCTGGCGCCGCCGGTGGCGGTTCGACTCAAGGAGGAGGCGGTGGAGGTGGAGGTGGCGCGCTCGTCACCCGTCACCTTGTCTACCTCACTCCAGGGGACACGATCGCGATCCTCATCGGAGCAGGTGGCATCGGAGGCACGGCCGGAACGTTTGGTGGCGCGACTGCGGGCGGCAACGGAGGCGACGGCGGCAACACGACGTTCACGAGCGCCACGAACGTCCTCTCCAACTTCACCTTCTACGGGGCGGGCGGCGGCATCGGCGGAGCCAACCTCGGAGAGGAGGGGGACGCTCCGGGCGGCCAGCCCGTAAAGCCCACTTCGGCGCTCGCGCGAGTCGAACTCTCGGCGGACGAGGGAGCGATCGTCCGTGCGCTTCTGGGGCCGCAGTTCGGTGGTTGGGGGCGAGGGATGCCCGGCGGTGGAAGCGGCATCCACGCGGGCGGTGTCGGCGGCGCTCCCCACACGAACGTGGTCCACGGCGACCACGG